ATCGTTGTCTCGCTGCCGTCGGCATCCTTGAGCGTGATCTCTGAGACGGCGTCTTCGTGCTTGACGCTGGTGACTACGCCGTTGTGGACTTTGTTCTGTCCGTGCTTTTGGACTGAGATCGTTTGGCCTACTTGTACGTCCTTTCTGCGGACGCTGTCACCAACGACCAGATCCGGGCCGCCCCCGCCGTCTTTTGACGAACACGAGTTGTCGATGCCGCCGCCCTTGCCAGTTGGGCAGAAGCCGCGAGACTCCTTGATCGTCTGCGGGCTGTCGTCGATCCAGATGTCAACGCTGATGCCAGCCTGCTTCGCGGCGGCTTCCTTCTGCGTGTCCGGGCCGGCGAGGATCACGGCGTCGAACGCATCGGCGTACTGGCCGAGCGTGTCCTCGATGACCTTGCGGTCTTCAGGCGTGTCTTCACGCCGCGTGATCATCACGACCGTATTGCCGTCCTCTTTCGCCTTTGCGGCGAACTCGCCCATGAGTTCCGTGTCGGCCGAGAAAGTGCGGTCAAAGTCGATGCTGATCGTCAGGCTTCTGCCTTCGGCGTCACGAAGCGAACCTTGCCAAAGGGACCTCCCTGCCAGAGCGGGCTGCGGCTCCGCTGCGGCCGGAGCGGGCTGCTCCGTCGGCTGCGGGCTGGCAGGCTGCTCGGGCTGCTTCGTGGCTCCTTCGACGATCTTGCGGGCCGTCTCTTGGGGCATAGTCGGATAGACCGACGAGATGATGGCGAGTGCTGCTTCTGGCGTGACAGAGCCGTCCTTGACTTGAGCCACGATGGCGATCACGCCGTCCACCTCGGCTGTCGGCTGCGTCTCGGCCGGAGCGGCATCTGGCGAGGCTTCTGGCTTCGTCGGCATGACGGCGTTCGAGAGCGTCTGCATATTCAACTGCACGAATCGCGTGTCGCCGCCTTCCACGGGATTCAGGTTCTCCCAGCCACGGATCTCGTTGATGCTGGCGACACCAAGATTCCACATCGTCTGGTAGTAAGAAGCCCTCGCGGCTGCGTCTCCGCGAAGCATTCCGCGAGTGTCGAACTCGGCAAAATACTTCTCGTCGTCAACGATCAAATCGCGAGAGAAAGCGTTCTCGAACCTGCGGCACCACGGCAGAAGCGTGTGCTGAAGGAAGTCGAGGCTCTGTTGTTCGATATTCGAGAACGACGAACGCGTCAGGTCGCCGACCAGATGGGGAGGCACGCGATAGAGCCGACAGACCTCCTCGATCTGGAACCTTCTGGTTTCCAGAAACTGAGATTCCTGCATACTCGCGCTGCCGAGTTCAATTGGCTTGAGCCCGCCGAACAGGACCGCCGTCCGGTTCGCTCGGTCTGGGCCACGGTGCATCCGCTCCCAGTTGTCCCTGAGTTCCCGTGCGGCCTCTGGCTTCATGTCAGTGTCGGTCGATAGCACGAAGCCGGGGCGGGCTCCGTTGCCGAAGTATCGGCCGCCGTGGATTTCGCAGGCACGAGCCAGAGCGATTGCGTCGCGGGCCAGTTCGACCGGAACCATGCCTTCGAGGCCGTCGTCCGAGAGCCACCGGACGTGCATGATCTGGTCTTGCGTGAACGTCTCCGACGTGCCGTTTTCGTTGCGGTACTTGTAACGAATGCGTCCGTTCTCAAGACGCTCCGGCTTCATGCGGCTCGGATGGAGCGGCTGAATCTCTGTCGCGAACCCGGCGTTGCCGGGGACGATGAGGTTGTAAGCGTTGCCCCACAGAGCGAGCCACAGAACCTGCTGCTCAAGCCACTCGAAACTCGTCTGCCAAGAATTAGGGGCGATCCGAAGCCGGTGGTACAGCGGATGATCGCGAGCGATTTCTTTTCCGCCGGTCGGAATGTACCGATAGAGATGCAGCGGCAAAGATGCCATCGACTCGGCGAGTACGCGAGCGCATGCAAGAACAACGGTGGACTTGAGAGCCGTCTCTGGGTCGATTCTTACCCCAGCGGGGTTTCGCGATCCGGTTGAACCTTCGGTATCCCAAGGGATGTGACGAGACTCGATGTCGCCTTCCGGGAGCCACAGAATCTTGCCAGATGCGATCATAGGAGGAACATCCCGGGTTCAGGTGTCTCTGCTTTTGGCTGCTGGCCCGCCGCGTATGCACCGATCGCCATGATCAGACTGACGATTCCGTCGATGCGTTGCGGAGACCCGGTCTTGGGCTTCACTGGCCTGATGTTGTCGTTCGCGTCAACCTTCACGGATACGTTGCTTGCCATCCAAGACAAGACCAGATTCCCGCCGTGCCTGATCTTGCCAGACGCGACTAGGTTCTCCAGCATCTTGGAGGGCGGCGACATTGAGCCGACGCCCTGCGAGAAGCCTACTACATCGAAGCCGTCTGCTTGAAGTTGGAGGCTCAATTGAGTGGCATTCCAGCGGTCAATGGCTATTTGCCGCACGTTGTAGATCTTGCCAAAATCGTTGATCTCACGCCGTATGAAGTCGTAGTCCGTGCAGTTTCCGTCGGTCATCATGAGCCCGGTCGACGGGTCGTTTGACCAGAGGATATACGGAACCCCGTCGCGGCGTTCTCGCTCAAGAGCGTTGTCGCCGGGTATCCAGAAGCGGCAGAGTACGTCGAACGTGCCGTCTTCGGCCGGGAACAGGGCGATCATGGCCGAGGTGTCATAGGTCGTAGCCAAGTCGAGGCCGACGTAGCACTCGCGACCTTCAAGCGGCCCCGGGGGTTTGTGATTGCAGGCAGCCCAAGCCTCCATCTTGATCCATCGCGTGTCCTGCTGAGTCCACTGATTTAGGCGATAGCGGCGGAACGAGTTTTCCTTGGTCGATGACAGCAGGCTCTCGCGAAAGTCGGACTGAAAGTCCTTCGGGTCGATGGTCACCGACCACGATGGATTCGCCTTCGGCCAGTTCTCCGGCTTCGTCCAGTCGTCCGTCTCGGGCATCTCGTGGATGCACGGGTAGAACTGCGGATCGTGCCGCCAGTCACGCATGACAGCCTTCGCATACGAATACTGCTCGAAGCAGATTGAGTTGCGGTCGTAGCCAGCCGTTGAGATGGAGATGACAAGGCTCTGGTCTCGCGCGGCTCCGCCGTAACGGCAGGCGTCCCACAGCCTGCGGTCTCGCTGGGTGTGCAACTCGTCGAACAGGAGTCCGTGTATGTTCAAGCCTTCGGCCCGAAACGAGTCGCCGGAAAGAATCTTCCAGAACGACGCGGACGCTTTGTGGGTGATGTGCTTGCGAGACTCGATCACTTCGAGCGACCTAGACAAGATCGGCGAGGCACGGACCATGTTCATGGCCTCGCGGAACACAATGCCAGCCTGATCGCGGTCTGCGGCAGCGGAGTAGATTTCCGCACCGGGCTCTGAGTCGGCGACCAAAAGGTACAGGCCGACTCCCGACAAGATCGTTGACTTGCCGGACTTCTTTGCCGTGCTGATATAGGCGACCCGATAGCGACGCAGGTCGTCGTCTACCCGAACCCAGCCGAACAGGTCTTCGAGCATCTCTCGCTGCCACGGCAAGAGCGTGAACGGCTTTCCGGCGAACTTGCCCTTCGAGTGGTACAGGAACTCCTCGAAGAACCGGACGACGTGAGCGGCCTTCTGTTCGTTGAAGTAGTATTCCAGCCCCTGCTCAGCCGCTTCGCTGCGAGGCAAACGAGGCAAGAGGATCTTCGTCTCGGCTTCCATGCAGTGTCACCTGTGATCTGCTGCTCGGCGTCAGGCCGAACTCTTGCTCAATGCGAAGCAGTAGCAGTGCGAGCGATCGCATCTGCGTCGCGTATGGGGTCGACTGCATATAGCGAACACGCTGCTTCGACGGGTCTTTCGGGTCTTGCTCCCAGATCGTAAGAACGTCGCCGTTCTTGCGAACCATGTCGTAGTTCTTCTTCCACTGCTCCCACAGCGCACAGTAGCGGGCGAGTGTTTCAACGTCGGCCTCGGTTAGCACCCTCATCCTGGCGAGGACAGGCACGACCTGATGCCACTTCTGGAGCGCGACTCCGTCGAGCCAGTCTGGTGCAG